CTTGTCTTTATTTCTATCCCTGCCACCAAGTTACCCTCGAACTGGATGAAGTAGTCAATCGCTGATAAGTCAGGCATCTTGACAGGGCAATAGTCATAAGCCTCGCTAAGGCGTTGTATCGCTCTGAGTTCTAGCTTGGCATCTAGCTCTGTCTGAAGTATCGGCATTACTTCTCCTTGCTCGCCCATCCTGATCCCTTGAAGGTCACAGGAGGAGAGGCAAAGACTTTGAGCATCTGACCACCACAGTTGGCGCATTGAGGCTTAGGGTCTTCGGTAAAGGATGCGATGACTGTTAGTAGTCCGTGACAGTCTTGACACTTGAACTGATAGGCAGGCATCAGACCTCCTCGAATTGAAAGCTCTGCTGGCTAAGTCTGTTGGCAATTAGTTCACAGAACGATTCATCTATTTCTATTCCTATTACCCTGCGACCAAGATTCCTAGCCGCAAGCAATGTTGAGCCTGAACCTGCAAAGGGGTCAGCAATTATTCCCTCAGGAGTTCTGTCAAGAAGAAGTTCCATTAGACCGATTGGCTTAGGCGTTGGATGCCCAATGTCCCTGACTGCTGATGGTCGGTGTTCTTGTGTCGTTATGACTGAGCGAAGTGGCGGTGCTGATGGCTTGAAACCTTCTCCCCAAACATAAATCTCCTCATCATTAGTCATAAAGGCTGCTCGCAATGGGCCGGGTGGCATACCAGCTTTGTGCCAGATAAGGCGATGTTGCGTGGCTTGTGGTCGAGCAATGCGCCAAGAGCCAAACACTATTGCAGGCTTATTGCCCCAAAGTGCAAGAGCGTTATCTCTAATCTCAGGAGTCGAATCACCTTTGATTGGTTCAATCTCATAAAGATTCTTTGCACCCTGTGTCTTTGAATACGAACCTTTGCGTGGAGTCCAGTCAACACCATAAGGCGGATCAGTCACTAAGACATCAGCTTCGAGCCAAGTGGTGTTCTCTAGGCAGTCTCCGTGATACAAGGTGACATAGTCATCTTGATAGTAAGGCTTCAAAGTTTCTCTACCTTCCCTGCGAAAGGCGTGTCTTTGTCTAGCTCAATAATCAAGATGCCAGTTGTCGAGTCAACGCCTGATGAGCGTCTAAACCAATCTGAGCCGTTGTCGCTCGTTGGACATTGAACCCAGAACTTAGAACCCTGCGAATCGAAGCGTTGTCCCAATTCCTCTACCCTGAGATGGTGAAAATGAGCGGTTATGAGAACATCAACAGCCTGAACCCATTGGTTGCCAAAAGTTGAGTCTGACCACCACTTCTTCACGCCTTCGGGTCGTGACGCTTGGTGTCCGTGAACCGCCCCTATGGTGTTGACTCCGTAGCGGAAAGCAAAGCCCTCATCTTGTGGATGAGGCACTAAGTATTCGACATCTAATCCGAGTTCGCTCGTCAGCCTGCGAAGCTGTTGTGCTATCACTACGCCCCAATCGTCAAGTCCGGGTCTGCCGACCTGCTGTCCTTTGAAGCGGTTTTGACAATGATTGGACGCTACTGATCCGTAAGTGACAGGTGCGTATTTGACGGCGCGTTTGATTAGGTCAAACATTAGAGAAGCTGCTAGGTCTGTCTGTTGCATCGGGGACAGGTCGTTAGATTCAAGCTGGTTATACATTGCGCTGTTTGAGACCGACTCGATTATGTCCCCCATTTCAAGAATGTAGATTCTTTCGTATTTCCCTGCCTTCATCTTCTGCTCAATGCGCGTAAAGGAACGCATAAGTCTTGCGATTAGCTCAGGTGTTCCGCCTCGGCTTGCGTTTGCTTTTCCTACCTGCAAGTCAGCAGGGCAGATGATTAGTGCCTTTTCTTCGGCCTGCTTCGGTCTTTCAAGCTTTATCTTCTTTGCTTGTGCGATTAGGGCAGGTAAGTCAATCTCAGGATTACGCTTTCGGAACTGGAAGCGATAAGAGGTGAGCCAATCTCCGCCCTCGCGCTGTTGCCAGCGTGAAGTCCTGACAGGCGCAATTACCTCAATACCTTCTGGGTCAATGCCTGCTGATCGCAGGAAGTCATCGAAGTTCTCAGGCTCTTGTGAATAACCCGGTGTTGTTGCGATTCCCTCTGTGCCGTCAAACTCAATCCCCGGCTTGAAGTTAGGTGGTGCGCTAATCTTCGGCGCAGGTTGCAGTCCGTCTAGCATTACCTCTGACCAGTCCTATATCGAGTGATAGTGGCTGCGCTTAGTTTTATTCCCCTGCCTGCAAGTGCTACCGATAATCCGTTGGCCGACCACTCAGGGCTGTCTAGGGCTTCTTGCAGTATCTTCTGGTCCGATGGGCTGAGTTCTTTCAAAACCTGCTCTATGCGCGACACGCTTTTGCGCTCAGGTTGCTTCAGGTTCTCCAACATTGTTTATTCCCCTTTCTGCCTCAGTTCTTACTTCAAGTCTTACAGCTTCAATTAGTTCTAGCATTTCATCGTGTCGGAGTGTCCGATTTCCGTTTCTGATCTGCGCTACCAGCACTTGTTTGGCTAGAGCTATTGCGCCTAAATGTGCGCCTGCGGTAATGAACTCGATTGCCGCATCGCGGAAACTATCTTGGAACTTCCAGCGAGCGAACAAGGCTTCTGGGGTGTCCGGTATCTCAGTCAAGGGCAATGAACCTTTCGACTACCTGCACTAAGGCAGGGTTGTTAGCAGAGCCGAGTGACGCTTTGGCTCTCAGGTAGGTCGCAAGCTGTTTGCGGATGGAGTCAAGGTCAGAAGACCAGACAAGGTTGTCATCATCTAGCAGGCGAGCTGCCTCTAGGAAGTTGTCTACTGTCTTATCGGTCATTGAGTAGCCATACCGTCAGCTTCGGGTTATCCCGAAGAATCATCAGGAGCGAGTTTTCCCAAACCCCGATGAAGTGATGTTCCCAACCCTCGTAGTCGAGCTTCTTGGTGTCATCAGCGTCAAAGGTCATTCGAGCAGCGTGCATAAGCTCGTGCCAGACTGTGACTTTCTTCTTTGACTCTGACTGGTCTTGGTCAATGACGATGATGTTTCGACTGTCCTGCGTGTATCCAAGATTGCCCTCGGCAAGCAGCGGATCAGCAGAGACAGATAGTTCCTTTATGTCCCACATCTGCGCCCCTACCTTGACTCGTTTGGGGAGAGTCGGCTCTTTAGGTCTTCCACCGCGCCCTGAATCTTGCATACTGCTTCCTTTTGTGATGGGTAGTCGAAGTAATACTGCCAAATGTCGTTCAGGATTGAGTCTAGGGTCGTAAAGGTTTCGTGTATTGCTTCTTCTTTCCCTGCCTCAAACCCTTGTTTATAGGCGTTCATAGCGTTGGTGTGGATTAGCTCGTTGATGCTACTCATTTTCCCTTACCTTTTTAGGCACTTTAGGCCACTAATTTCCCAGTCGTGCTTTCTGAGATTGGGCTTTACTACTGTTGCTAAATACTTATGCTGGACACAATGCACCTCGTCTATCTGAAACCAAGTGCCTTTAGTCTCAAAGAAATGCTGCTTACCATCGAGACAGGTAACAAGATGAAAATAACCGTTCTTGAACTGTGTTTTACTCATCTTCCCCTGCCTTCATCTTTAGTAAAACTAGGGCCAGTAGCAGGGTGTTGATGACAGTCAGAATTAGGACATACTCAGTCATCTTTTCCCTCCAGCTCTCTTGGCGATAAGTCAATCGGGCCATCTTCTGTATAGAGAACAAGTTCGCCCTCAAACATTGAGTCACGCAAGGCTCGCTTTTCTCTTAGAAAGGCAACGAGCCGTTCTCTTTCCTGCTTGATACCAAGTCGGATAGCTAGTTCGTAATCAGTCATCTTGAACCTCATCCGCAACCTGTTTGATTGGCTCTAGCGGAACATTTATGCCGTGAGCGCGTTCGTTCTTTAGGTGAAAGTCGAGTGACTTGATTTTCTCTAGCCGGAAGCCTGACCAGCGGCGATCATCAGTCTCAACAATCGGGGCAGCCATTAGTCCTAAAGCAATAAAGCGGTCAATCGCTCGCGGAGTAAGCTTGCGCGTTTCGTAGATGATGCCGCGCTTATCAAACTCTTTCTTAGTCTGATCGCATTGAACGCAAGCAGGCTTAGTCCAAACTGTAATCTTTACCACTTCTTTTCCTTTCATAGGTCAGCCCCGGTGTGTGAGGCAAGTCGGATTCTTGTATCGGCAAAGACCTGCTGTGCCTTCTCGTAACCCTTGCGCTCAGTCGGAGTCATCTTAATTTTCTCCTTCTGAACCTCTAGGTGAAAGCTCAGGGTCTTGACTGCCTGCTCGATGCCGTAGCGCAAAGCTCTGTCGTGAGTTTCGTCTAGGTCGCGGCGAAAGAAAAGTTCAGCGAGTGCGTCCTTGATTTGTCTAAATAAAGTCGTGTGTCTCAATGTTCTCTCCCTTCAGTTCTCGAACTGCCCAACGCAAGGTTTCTGCTGTTCCTTTTCTGCCTTTGTTGTGTTCTGAGTTCGAGATTTCATCTATTGCGTCTAGGCAGGCTTCAAATCCTTTGTTGAAGTTTGCCATTTCTACTTGATCTATTAGGCGGTCAATTCCGCCGCGTAGTCCATCTGTCATTTTCTTTTCCCCTGTCTGCTTGGTAGCGACACGATTACAAGTGCGCCGATTGTTACGACTAGCCAGATAGCTAGGTCAATTAGTAGTTGCTTGTCCATAGGTTGTCCTTTCATAACCTGCATAAAGTTTGGCGCAGGGTAAGGACAAAGACTAGGGCGTGTCGGGCTTCGTTATAAACCTGTTATAAAGCCGTTATCCAGCGGAATTACGCGTATTGTCGCGCCTGTTGGCCTGTCATCGGCATAGAACTTACGCGCTATAATCTCAACAATTTGGGAGTCATCGCCATAGATAAGACCGCTCTGGCCTATGCCGTCTCCAACTCCCCTGACTAGCTTGTCTGGCGGTCAGAGATCGGGCGGCACTATTGGCAACGCCCGGTCTCGAATCCTCACAGTCTTTGGTCGCTCCAAATAGAAATCCACCTCTAGCCTGATAGGGCCGAGATGGATGTTCTGTTCTGCATAAGGTTGGCAAGCTGCTTCAATGGCGGCTCGCCACTTCTTTAGGTTCGCGGCTTGTGCTTCGACCAATCTTCCCCGGTAGATGTTTTTAGAACCCTGTGGGGTAGGTCTGCCTAGAACTTCAAGAGTTATCACCCTCTAAGTCTAAAAGGGTGCTGACTCGTCTTTCTCTACTGCTGCTAGGACACGCTCTGCTCTGACCTTGATTGAGACACCAGTAGAGCCGTCACGCTTTTGATAAGTGTTGATTCCACTTACCCTGCCCTCGACTGTTACCTGCTTTGCGTCAGGAAACGCGCCGTCATAAGTGACATCGTAGACAACCTTGTCAACTGTCTCCCAAGTGCCTGTCTCAGTCTTACGGCGAACATCCACCGAGACCTTAGCTGCTGATCCCCAGTCGAAAGACTTAGGGTCATTTAGCCAACCTGTGACCTTGATTGTGGCTTCGTTCTTTATCATTGTGCTGCCTTTCTATGTTCTGGAAGAACACAGTCCTGATGACCGCAGGTGGCAACACCCTCGATAACTAGGTCTCCGTCTTCCGTAATTGGTGTGACCAAATCCTCGGCATAGTTTCCCTGCCAAATCAAACAGTCACCTATTTTCGTTTGTTTCCTTGCCCGACAGTCTGGACAGACTTCGGGGGGCTTTCTAGTTGTATTCACATCCCAAGTTAGACCACACCTCGGACATTGTTTTTCCACGCTACAACCCTAGTTTCTTTTTTAGCTCAGGGGTCAAGGGGACTGCCTGTTTCGCTAGTTCTTCCATCTCGCGCAAGTAGGCATCAGACCTAGCTTTTTCTTTTGCCCTGCGTTCATCGTTAGCCTGCCTAACTTCGGGAAGTGTCGCGGCGTTCTCCCAAGCATCGGCATTTAGCCAAGTGGCTGGATACTTAGTGAACTCAGGTTTTCGAGTCGGATCGCTTTTATAGGCAATAGCCCCGGCAAGAATGTCCTCAAAGGTTGCTCGTTTGAGTGCTGACCTAAATGCTTTCTTAGCTGCCTTCCTGTCTATCTTGCGCGGATACTCTTTCCAGAACTCCTCAAACTTCTCATCGCTCTCAATAGTGTTCTTAATATGTTCTTCTTTAAGATTGTTATTCTTAGGGGTCGGATTGTCCGTCAACGGCTTTTCCGACAACGGCAAATCCGCAGGGTCACAGGTAGTCCAAATGGCTTCGCTGAATCTTCCGCTGTCGTGTGACTGCTCACGCTCTAAATAGCCAAATCTTTCCAGTTCGGCAATCGCTGATCGAATAGCGTCTTTGCCCTCTTGGTTCTGGTCTGCCAGCGTGTTGATACTCAGCGACCAACCTGCCCTGTGTGACATCAAAAGCGACATCAAGCCGCGAGCTTTTAGCGTCAGGCGGTTGTCACGCAACCAAGCGTTAGGGATTTGAGTGAAGTGGTCATCGAAAGAATGATGACCTCTAATGAGTGGCATTATGCTCCTAGTCTCTGGCAATCGCCTAAACTAGGGCTGCCAGTAGTCGTGTTACTGGTTATGAGGGCAGGTCGTGATTAGCGGCCTGTCCTCTTTCTAATTCTACCTCATCGAGTAGAAGTCTTAGTGCTAACTCTGCCTGCTGTGGGACAACACCATTTCCACACGCCTTCAGTTCGTCATTACGGCTCAAACCGCAATCAGTTATCCATCCTTCAGGAACTCCCATCATCCACTCTGTGAAGGCACTAGAAAGCCTGTGAGAGCCATCTTTTCCATCTGGCTTAGTTGGGGCAGGTGCTTTTCTTCCTATGACCTGTTCCCATCTTTTGATGGCAGGTTCAAACTTGCCCCAGTTTGTAAAATGTATAACTTCGTCTAAGTGAAATCCTTTTCCTCTACTTAAGCGGCTTTCTACTTGCTGCTTAGTTCGATCCCTAGTGATAGCAGTTGTAGTTGGTATAAGCACAACTTCGGTCTCAATTCTTTTTTTAGGATTACCAGCGTCAATCTCTTTCTGCGTTGCGCCGTTCTTCATTGAGGTTCGAGTTGTTGGCAGCAAGTCATTGACAACTGTCTCCCTGACATTGGCATAACCGCCTTTGCCCTTGTTCGCTTTTTTCTGCTCAGGCGTCCTAGCTGGCAAGTAATCCATCGTGTTTGGCGTTGGGAACAACTTTGCAGTCTCAGACAGGTTCATTCCAAAGCCCTCAGAGGACTTGCCATTCTTCCAGTCAGTCGCTATTGGTGTCGGCAGATTAACTAAAGACTTTGCTTGATTACCCAAACCTGCGATTTGGCTTTTTCTGTTCGAGCCTGCATTTGGTAAATCTGGCATTGTATCGGGCGTGTCAAATAAAACTCTGGTTATTTTGTGACCATTCAATTTTGCTAAGTCCATCGCCTGATCACGAATGCCGACTGTGTTGCCACGCTTGCGAGCTTCTTCCTCGCCTAACGCTCCACCCTCACCTTGACTGGCTGTTGGGAAACGCAATAATGAAGACTCTAAATCGGTTGTGTGGTGCGCCTGCATCGGCAGCTCGAACACCTGTCCATTTTGCGTCATACCCGATGTCGGCCAAGTCTCCGAGAACAGCTCCCAATGCTCGCAGAGCAGGTTCGCCATCCCCGGTTTCTCCCATACACCACGGACAGAGTTCCAGATTAGGGTTGGTTGCCGTTGCGCTAAGTAATCCCCTGACATTTTCAATAACTACCAATCTTGGTCTAATTTCTTCGATGGCTCTTGCAAACTCAGACCATAGCCCGCTTCGAGTTCCTTCTTTTAGTCCTGCTCTTTTACCTGCCAGCGACAAATCCTGACAAGGAAAACCACCAGTCAGAATGTCAACAGGCTCAACTTTTGTAAAGTCAACTTTGGTGACATCTTTGTAATTAGGCACACCGGGAAAGTGCTTTTCTAAAATCTTGCTCGGTGCGTCTTCCCACTCACAATGCCAAGCGACTTCTGCGCCTGTAACTTTTGAGACGGCTAAATCTAAGCCGCCGTAACCGCTAAACAGTGATCCGATTTTCATTGCGAATCATCAGTTCTAGGTTGATTACTAAGTCAAGGGCAACAGGGTTATCTAAAGTTTGAGACAAGTCAGAAAGAATCTTGATAATTCTTTCTCTTTCCCTGACCTCACCTTGCTTGCGGTAATACTCGCGAGTGACTTCGCCTTTATCTGAATAGCTCATCCGCCGAGACTCACTCTCTGAAAGCACTCTTTAGCAAGTTTGTCTCTAGCTCCACCTGCATAACGACCTGCGTTGAAATACAAACGAGCAAACGCGTCACGCTGATCCTGTCGGCGTTTGCGTTCTGCTAGGTCGGTGTGTTCTTCGTCTGCCTCAATAGTGAGAGCGCGTTCGCGCATCTTCTTGGCAAGTTCTTCAATGTCCATTTCTATCCCCTTCTTAGATTAGATAACTGGGTGCTTCTGTCTTTACCCTGTCACCATCCTCGGTCAATTTATACCAAGTCAATTCGCTCTGGTCAAATACTGGGTCGCTAATGTCGCGCCAAGATTGTAGTTTGTGTCCAAACTCTCTGGCATCGGCAGCGGTATTGGCATCGGCTTCCATTGCGTAGTTATAGGCCGCACAAACTCGAATGAGGTTCTGCGGCGTGTCGAGCAGCTTTGAGCTTCCAAAACCGCGATTGCGTCTGTGGTGAATTTGAAGGTTCTGCTGAGTTCCGCAATGCCAACAATGAGAATCTCTAGCCTCGATTTGTCTTCTTACCCTGTCTGAAACAGTCATAAACGCCTCTCTAACGCCTCAAAATAGTCGGGGACAGGTAGAGATACTAAAAAGACCCCTAAGCCCCTCTAATCGCCTCACAGGGCTAATTAGAGCCTAGTCTCCTGACTAATGAGCTTTGCTTGAATACTAATTGCGACAGTTGCCGTCTCAATAGCCTTCACTTTGGTCTTTATCCGGTTCATTTCTGCCCTGCGTAAATCCCTTTGCAATCTTAGGTCAGCCGATTCCAGTTTGGCGATTGCTTCTCGATCTCTGACTGTTCCCGATGCTTTTATGTAAGCCTTTTGCTCAGCTAGGTCAAGTTCGTATTCGGCCTCGGCTAATGCTTTCTCTGCCTCGAATAGAGCAGTCGAACCCCTAGAGTTCTCCGCTATTAGTTCCGCGAGTTGTCTCTGTATTTCCTGAATCATTTAGAGCCTCTATAAGCAAGTCTGTGAGTTCTTTGTTCCAAAACTCAGCTTCACTTTTTCTTCCCCTGTATCGAGCTATTAGATACCCCTCTTGAAGTTCCTTTAGTTTGGCTTTCTGCAAATCGGTCAGCATAACCCTTTAGCCTTTCCAAAACTTCCTGCGGTGCGTTGTTAGCTCGTGCCTGAGTGTATAGCTCTCGAAGTTGCTCGATTGTGTCAAGGCTAGCAGCTTTCTCTAGCCAATCCTGAGCGACAACTTTAGTCATCTCCTCGCGTGAGGCTCGCTTGTTACCGCTAAAGACATAGTTAGCCAACGCTCTACCAATCGCAGAAGTCTCGCAACGCTCTAGGGCGAATGGGTCAGTCGCAGCTTCTGATGCCCACCCGGTAGTTTTAGGCAGGTCGTTCGCCTGATCGCCAGTGGTCAAATAAATCCTCGCCTCAATAATCCACAGCTTTGAATCGGTTGTGTGATTGAGCGTCACAATACGAGCATCGTCACAGGTAGACCAAAAAGCTTTTAGTCTTTCCTCGACTGTTGCATAATCCTCTAGGTTGAAGCGAGCCATTTATTTTCCTTTCCTCTTGTGAACTACTAGATAAGGTAGTCCGTCTCTCTTTGCTTGTCTCGAAGCAATCTTTACTTTCTGTCCGTCAATCTCCATATAGGCACTCTTAGCCCTGCCCATTGCGTCTAGGGTCTGAGATTTGTAATAGCGCAACTCTGCCTCAGCTTTGTCATAAGCCTCCTGCGCATTAGCTAACAGGAACAGCGAGTCAATCTCAACCTCGGTATCGTCAATGTGCGGGTTCTGATACCTAACTGCTTCATAGGTTGATTCCGACCCGTCCCAAGCAGGTTTCTGATCAGCGAACACGCAAGCCATAAACTCCTGAGCAAACTGTCTCTGTGCGCCGATTTCAAACTCGTCACGCTGTATCTCAAAGTCATACCAAGTCATCCCTGCGACAGCGACAATGAAGCCTCGCTTTAGGTCAAGGATGTCTAAGTAGTGCTGCACCTGAGCGCAATAGCCGTCAGGCACAGTCTCCCAAGTTTGTCTACCTGTCTTGACCTCGATGACAACCCACTCGCCTGTCTCTCTGTGGCGAGCTACTGCGTCAGGGTTCGCGTGTCGGAATGGCAGTAAGGTGTCTTGATAGGTTCCGGTTGTGAATACCTCGAACTCAGGGTGTTCCTCTTGCCATAGTTTTAGGATTGGTTCCTCAAAAGCTTTGCCGAATCTGATTGCCCAGTTCTCCTGAACATTGTTTTCTATTTTCCCTGTCTTCACCGCCCATAAGTGATAGGCCGATTGGAAGGGATTGAGTCCGCAGATTGTCGAGATGTCTGAGCCACCGATTGACTCTTTGCGAGCCTCGTGCCACTCAGGGCTACCGGGTTCAAAGACCCCTAGAAGTTTGCCGTTGCCGAAGGTTTCAGGTGAGTAATTTTCCATAGGCGTAGTGTCGCAGACCGGTCTGACATTTATTTCTTAGACTTGCCCAATGGCTCACTTTGACGAAAAGCACTACCGCCTGCTAAAGGCTATTCACGCCGCTGGCGGTGTGCCTTGTGAGGACTTTCCCGAAGTGATGTATCCAGAAGATCAGCGAGACCCTATGAAGCGACAGCTCTTGACGCTGATTGCTAAAAGACTATGTTCTGAGTGTCCTGTAAAAGCTGAGTGTTTCCGCTATGCGGTTGAGTCAGGGCAGAAGTTCGGCATTTGGGCAGGCACGACTCCGCACGAAAGGTAGAAACCCCCTGACCGAAATCAGGGGGTCTGTTGTGGGGGACAACATAAGGTTCTACGGACTCTTAGAGCTTACTCCTTGTGGCTGACAATGGAAGTCAACACGCTGAGAAGTCCTGCGCCCAAAGAAACAGAGGCTAGGCCTGCCCAGTCAATCTGAAACAGTCCTACTGATCCTGCACCGAGAAAAGCAATGGCAGCCTGCGCGACTGTCTTGATACTGCGCTCTCCGGCATATGACCAAAAGCTCAAACTAAAGAATTTCATTATTTTCCTTTCTTGTTTTGACATCTTCGTAAGTAGCAAAAGCAGTATAAGCCGTCAGGATTATCGAGATGAGCGCAACTCCCCCAATGATAAGTTCGCGTGATACTGATGAGTCTGAGGCGAAAGTCACAGCCCCAAAAATAATCATCCCGGCAGACAGGGTGAAAGATAAATAAATAAGCCTGCGTCTATGCTTCCAGCTTGGCATTTATCTGCTCATCTATGAAGGACTCAGGGTCAAAAACAACCCCCATAAATACTGAATTGACTTTAGGGCCGATGGTGAGGTGAAGGTGTGCGCCCCTTGATGCTGATCCTGTATTCCCCACTTTGCCGATTGTCTGACCTTCTTTTACCCTGTCCCCAACTTTTAGTTTTGGCTGTTCCTGAAGGTGGCAGTAACCGATGAAAACTGTGCGCCCTTTAATGGCATCCCACGCCGACTGAACGACAACCCAACCCAAAATCGCTGACCACTTGTTCGTCTGAATAGTGCCATCCGAAACCGCAGGGATTCGAGTTCCCTCTTTAGGTGCGTAGTCGAGACCTCGGTGAGCCGTTAGCCTTCTGGCAGTTGTGCCAAAGCGTGAGGTAATAGTCTTTTTGGGGAAAGGGTGTCTCATCGTAGTAATGCCCATAGAGCGGCAACGAAGCCAGATAGACCTGCGCCGATACCGACAAAAGCCAACTTCTCAATCCACTCAAAGCGAGCCTGTCGCTGTTCGACTTGATTCATCCTGTTTGGCAGGTCGCGCAAGCCCTTTATCTCTGCCACTAGCTCAATCTGAACTTGATTGATCTCTAGGAGCTTTTCGTAAATCTGAGCTTGCGTGACTCTTACTGAGCCTGTTGTTTCGTCTGCCATAGGAAAAGTTTATCGCAGGTTGATTAGCCGATTAGGGCAGCCACTTCATCGTCACTTAGACCCAGAGCGGCAAGTTTAGCTTTAGCCGAAGCCTTAGCATCTGCTTTAGCCTGAGCCTCAGCTTCACGAGCAGCCTGTTCTTCGGCAGCCTTTTGAGCATCAAGCTCACGCTGAGCAATCTCCTCGGCGGTTAGCGGAACAATGCTCTCTCGCTCGCCCTCGGGCTTTGAAAGGTCAATTACGATTTTGACTGGAGTTGTGTCGGTCATAGTTTTATCCTATCTTACGAGACCAAATAAAGGCTGGCAGTTGAGTGTTGAACGCTAGTTCCTAGTCTTACAGTGCAAGTCGTTATTGCGTTGTTATTTCTCCAAAGACCAGCGGTGATTTCTTGAAAAGCCAAAGTTCCATTATTTTCTGAAACAGTATCTATTGAAACGCTTTTATGCTGTGAAACTGTGTAATTTGAAACATAAATAGATGCATTACTAAATGTATTTGCGGTGTATGCAGTTTCTACTGCTCCATAAAAATATATGCCATCTGTCGTAAAAGGCACACTACTAAATACCGAAACAGTTGAACCATTTCCTCGCTGGCGAATATACTCATAGTTATCCCCACCATCACTATTAAAACGAATATTTTGTGCACCAGATGAATCATTGCGTAAAGACAATAAAACCAACAAGTCTTTGCCTGTTTGAGGAATGTTCGTAAACTCGATTGAAGAAGCACCGCCCGCTCCAACCGTCACCGTAGAAACTAAAGTCATAGCCATAGTTAGCTCACTATTCCGTATAGGTAGATTGTGCCAGTAGTGTAT